TCTTTACGTGTTTGTAATAACAGTTGTATTTTTATTTTTATTTACTTGGGCAAACTCTTGTGAGGTAGAAGAAATTAAAGTAGATGAAAAAATACCTTTATGTGAAGATTTACAAGAATCAACTGAAGAAAGTCCTTGTAAAAAACCAGAAAATATAAACACAGTTATTAAAGCAATAGAGAAACTAGGTGAGTCAGGAACACTTCCTAAATAACATATAAATAGTAGTATGACAACTACAAATGCATATAATAGACAACCTACAAAGTTAGACTATGCAAGCCCTACACAGTTTAAATTTAGTATTATTAAACTTCCTAAGGTAGAATATTTTTGTACAGCTGCAAACATACCTGGTGTTACGTTAGGCACTTCAGTTTTTGCTACACCATTAAAAGATGTACCAATGCCTGGTGATAAGGTTGATTATGATACTTTAAACATATCTTTTTTGGTTGATGAAAATTTAGAAAACTATAGAGAGATACACGGTTGGATTACAGGTCTTGGCTTTCCAAAAGATTATTCACAATTTAGAACATTGCAAAGTGCAGGCTCAGATAGATATCCAACTACAACAAACGAAACGTACTCTAGTGAAATTGGACAAGTATCAAAAATGGCACCAGACGATGGTGGTTTGTATTCAGACGCTACACTATTTGTATTAACAAGTAAAAATAATTCTAACGTAGAAATCAGATTTAGAGATGTGTATCCTATTTCACTTTCTGGATTAGATTATAATCAACAAGCCACAGACGTGGATTATCTGACAGCCAGTGTTACATTTCAGTATAAGATATATGAGTTTGCAAATGTAGGTGCTAGTGCTACTATTGAAACAACAAGTTAACCATTGACTAAATAGTCAATAACTGATATAATGGAGATATTATGACCTTTGATGAATTGCAGGCATTAGCCGAAAAAGACCTAAAATTAAATGATACTGAATTAGATTTAGAATCATTAAAAACCCCAGCACTACACAACAAGTACTGTAAGTTTCATAATCAATATATAAATCTATTGAAGAAGGCTGAACAAGATAGAGATAGATTGTTGAGGGAAAAATGGGAATATTATACTGGTAAAGCCGACCCTAGTGTGTACCAAGAGAAACCTTTTAATTTAAAAATACTTAAACAAGACGTTGACAAATATTTAAAAGCTGACGATGAATTAATTAAGTTAGAACAAAAGGTAACTTATATACAAAGTGTTGTAGATTACTTAGACAAAACAATTCGTATTATATCTAATCGTACATTTCAAATCAAAAACGCTATAGAGTGGAAGAAGTTTACTTCTGGTATTATCTAAAATGTTTACTCCTGAGCCATACAAGGTCCGTCAGTCCGTTATTTCAAAAAGTATTTGTAATGATATAATTGCAACTGGAGAACAACAAAAGTTAATTGATGCTAAGATACAAGAGGGTAATCAAAATAATCGTAAGTCAGTTGTGTCTTGGATTAGAGATGAGTGGATTGAAAATACCTTATCATCTACAATTGAGATATGTAACAAAACTTGGAACTTTGGTTTAGAAGAATATGAGCCTTTTCAATATACTGTTTATAAAGAAAATGATTTTTACGATTGGCACATTGACACACACAATAAACCATATTCAAACGGTCTTATACGAAAATTAAGTTTTACTTTATTGTTAAATGATGACTATGAAGGTGGTGAGTTTGAACTGTGTATACCAAATCCTAAACAAGAAAAAAACAAGTATATAAAATTAAACAATAATCAAGTAGGAACTATGATAGTTTTTCCTAGTTTTGTTTGGCACAAGGTTAATCCTGTTATTAAAGGTATAAGAAAATCTTTAGTAGGTTGGATTGTAGGAAAATCATTTGTCTAATATGCAAAATATAATTGTAGATAAACTTAATGATGTTTATATCAAAATAGATGCTGATGCTTCTATTCGTAGAGAGCTGTCAGACTATTTCTCTTTTGAGGTGCCTGGTTATAAGTTTACACCACAGTTTCGTAATAGAGTTTGGGATGGCAAGATAAGACTTTATTCATATGCAACAGGTCAAATGTATGTTGGTCTGTATCCCTATCTAAAAGACTGGTGTAAGAAGAAAAACGTACATATAGTTGAATCTAGTGATATTTTGACACGTAGCAACGTCTCAGCCGCCGATATAGACGGTATGATTAAAGAGTATGAACTCTCTATTAAACCTCGGGATTATCAAATAAATGCGTTTAAGTTTGCCTTAGAATACGATAGAGGTCTTATATTATCACCTACAGCTTCAGGTAAATCACTTATTATCTATATGTTGGTAAGACATTATTTAAATATGATAAACAATAACGTTTTAATTATAGTACCTACAACATCACTAGTAGAACAATTATATAAAGATTTTAAGGACTATGGATATGATGTAGAAACAAATGTCAGTAGAAAATATCACGGTTATGATATTGATGAAGACAAAAGAATAGTTATCTCAACTTGGCAATCATTATATAAAATGCCTAAAAAGTTTTTTGAAGATTACGGTGCTGTTATAGGTGATGAAGCACATTTATTTAAGGCCGTATCATTAACAAAGATTATGACTAAACTTACAGATTGTAAATATCGAATAGGACTTACAGGTACTTTAGATGATAGTAAAACACACAAGTTAGTGTTGACAGGTTTGTTTGGTATGGTAAATAAAGTTGTATCAACAAAAGAACTTATTGATAGAAAACAGTTAGCAAATCTAAAAGTAGTTTGTTTAAATTTAAAATATCCAGAAGAAGAATCTAAAAAAGTATATGGTGTAAAATACTTTGAAGAATTAGAATATCTTACTCAAAATAAAGCTCGTAATAAATACATACGAAATCTTACCTTGGCACTAAACGGCAATACTTTATGTTTGTTTCAGTTGGTTGAAAAACACGGTGAAATTTTATTTAACTTAATTAAAGAAAAAGCAGACCCCAAACGAAAAGTGTTTTTTGTTTATGGTGGAACAGAAACAGATGATAGAGAAAAAATTAGAGCAATCACAGAAAAGTCGGATAACGCAATTATTATCGCTTCTTTCGGGACGTTCAGCACTGGTATCAATATTCGTAATTTACACAACATTATTTTTAGTAGCCCTAGTAAAAGCCCTATAAGAGTATTACAAAGTATTGGCCGTGGTTTAAGAGTTGGCGATAAAAAACAAAGTGCTACAGTTTATGATATATCTGATGATTTGACCTATAAAGATAAAAAGAATTTTACCTTAACCCATTTTCAGGAAAGAGTTAATATCTACAATCGGGAGAACTTCAACTATGAAATTCACACCGTAAATTTAGATAAATAGTTATATGATTAACCGAATAGATACTCAAGCGGTAAAAATAATCAGACTGGTTTCTGGAGAAGAAATCTGTTGTAAGTTTCCTTTACATAAGGATCAATTACCCGAAAACTCTAAACTATTAAGATTACAGGAACCAATGTTAATTAAATACGTTCCTCGTATAACTGAACATGGTATATCTGATTATATTGCTTTAGTTAAATGGGTTGGTTTTACAGACGAAAAGATAATTACTATTCCTATAGATAAAATTATTACAATAGCAAATGCCACTCCTGAATTTACAAAAAGATACGGAAAACTTGTAGTCGCATTAAGACAGGCCAAACAGGCTTTGCCAAATGTCATTGAAAGAGATTTAAAAGATGATGATTGGGACGATTTTGATGAAGAAAATCCCGATTTAAATGAGAAGAATATAGACAAAAAAGATATTAAAGAGTTAAGTGATTTACTAAATATGCCAAGTAAGAAAGTACATTAGTGAGGTAGCTAAAGCTTCTCGGTAACAACCCACATGGGTATTATAACAACAAAATTAGATTATGTCAAGTGACCATGAAAATTAGATTTTACAAAAGATTAGATGGTATGAGATGGTTAGGTTTTATACTTGCCATGATAGGCGCCTATATACTTTCAAATGCAAATCCTGCTACACAATGGGTGGGATGGGCAGTTGCAACAGTATCTTGTAGTATATGGATATATATGGGTATAAAAGATAAAGACATACCTAGAGCATTAATGGAACTTATGTATTTACTACTCGCATTAAGAGCCATTTATAATTGGTTGATATGACAAACCATTGACAAAAACAACTAAATGTAGTATTATATAATTATGACTAGAACTAAAAAAAAATCAGAACATTATGTAGATAACAAAAAGTTTCTACAGGCGATGATAGAATATAAAGACCAGTGTGATAAGGCCGAAAAAAGAAATAGAAAAGCACCACCAGTTACAAACTATATTGGTGAATGTTTTTTAAAGATAGCAAATCACTTATCTTATAGACCTAATTTTATTAACTATACTTTTAGAGATGATATGATTTCTGATGGTATAGAAAATTGTTTACAATATCTTAAAAACTTTAATCCAGCAAAGTCAAATAATCCATTTGCTTATTTTACACAAATCATTTATTATGCTTTTATAAGAAGAATACAGAAAGAAAAGAAACAAACAAATATTAAGTATAGAATGATTGAACAGGCTAACATAGATGAATTTACTACATTACCTGGTGATACAAATAACGACTATAAAAATCAGTTTTTAGAATTTTTAAGAAAAAATAAACCATCAACTGAAGAACCTAAACTAAAAGAAATAAAAGTTAAAAAAAGAAAAAGAAGAACTTATACAAGCGTTTTAGATACATAATGAAAATAGCATTGTTGAATGATACACACTTCGGTGTCCGTAACGATAGCGAAGCATTTAGAAACTATCAATTAAGATTTTATAATGAAATCTTTTTTCCTTACCTAGAAGAACACAATATTAAAACATTGGTTCATTTAGGTGACGTAGTTGATAGAAGAAAGTTTATTAACTTTCAAACTGCTTCTATTTTTAGAAAACAATTTTGGGACCGACTATATGAAGAACAGATTGATACTCATATAATTATTGGGAACCACGATACTTATTTTAAAAATACAAATGACGTAAATGCTATTGAAAATCTTTATACTTCATTTGATAAAAAACACGAACCTTGGATATACACAAAATCAACTGTGGTAGAGTTTGACGATACACCTATTTTATTTGTACCTTGGATATGTGATGATAACTATGAACACTCCATGAATATGTTAAGAACAGCAAAAGCAGATTTATGTTTTGGTCATTTAGAAATCAAAGGTATTGAAATGCAAAATGGCGTAATCAATGAACACGGTTTAGCAAAATCAGATTTTAATAGATTTGATAGAGTAGTATCAGGTCACTTTCACAAAAATACAGATGATGGTCAAATATACTATTGTGGTGCTCAATATGAAATGACCTGGTCAGACCACCAAGATCCAAAAGGTTTTCATATCTTCGATACAGAAACAAGAGAAATAGAAAGAATAGTAAATCCATACACCATACATAAAAAAATAATCTATGATGACAAAAAGAAAGATTATAAAAATTTTGATTTAACAGAATACAATAATCACTTTATTAAATTGATTGTATTAAATAAAAATGATGAAGAGGTGTTTGACAAATTTGTTGAAAGATTGTATAATGAAATAACTGTACATGATTTAAATATTATAGAAGATTATTCTGATATTAAGGCCAGTGTAAGAGAAGATATTTTAGAAATGGGTGAAGACACAGTTACATTCCTAAATAACTATGTTGACCAATTAGAAACAGATATAAACAAAACAAAATTAAAAGAATATTTAAAATCAATTTATATAGAGGCAAATGAAGCATGAGTAAAATAACAAATGTAAAATCAACTCATATAAATTGGGGCCCTTATGTAATGAAAACAAAAGTACCTGATTATATTATAAAGAAATTAAAAACTGAAGGTAAAAAAGCAAAAGAAAGTTATAATCACGCATTAGCAGGTCATTTAGAT